CATAGTTACCAGACATGCTGTTGAATAACATAAGAACGTCGTGGCCTTCCAGCATCATGTAATAGCTATGCGACAATTTAGTTAGTTCAATAAGGAATTGTGTTGGATCAAACGTACTATCGTCTCCAATTAAATCTAGCATTGGAGCAGACATACCAACAGGCAATTTTGTATACAATCCATTAATTATATTATCTAATATGTTTCTAGAAGTTTTTTGATCTATGTTGTGTTGGTGCAAAAGGTCACTAAGATTGGCCAGTCCACTTGGGTTAAGGTTAAGCCCGCCTCGTATTACAGTTGTACATGCTTGTTTATTTGGTAGACCATAATGCAGTAACCTTTCTTTAGGAATACCAGCATCAACTAAATCATTATAGAGCGCACGTTTAATCATAGTGCTGGCACCATAACCAGATGTGCTGTAAAGTCGACCACCGCTTAATTTGCCCCGTGTGCCACGGCCCGTAGCTTTGATTTCTGCAACTTTATTTCCAATTTGCAGGTCACCTTTTGTAGCTAGCGTAATATTTTCTCCTAATAGGACCATCATTATTTCGCCTGGGCCCTGGCTTGGACCGTAACCCATTTCGCCGCGGAATTGTAATGCCATTTGTGGTGCAATGATAGTAGCAATTGGATCATTTGCCATCGCACTATATATGTTTCCTTTATTTGCTTTTAGCATATTGTTGCCGTCAAAGAATCCATTACCGTTTGATAGTTTGGTTAAAAATTGTTCTTTGTACTCAAACGGTACTTTGACACGCATTACCATGTCGCGCAGTTTTGTATCCAAGTTACCTTTTACAGTGCCAAACTTGTATTTTACCGCGGCCTCTGCTAACAGTGTTAATTCATCCTCTCGCAGTACACCAATAATTTTCTCCCAGTCTGGGCTATCATTGTCTAATTTATCCAGCAATAACATTACTGTGGATTTTAAATTGTTTGCAGGGGATATTGCTTGTAGGAATATGGGGAGTTGTGTTACCATCTGTCCAAATCCCGGACCAAATTGGTCAACTTATTTTTAAGGCCAATTGCCATGTAAATTAATTTTTGTATCATCATATGAAAATCTATAGCCTAACATTACTCTTCTTTCATCGTAACCCTGAGGGGCATTGATGAAAGTTTAATAACAGTATGGGCTTCAGATAGTTTTTGTTCAGCAACTTCATAAGAAAACAACCCAGCTACACCAGAACCGTCAGTGTGAACCTTAAGTGTAATTGCTGTGGCCATTTCATTGCTCATATTAAATACAATAAGAAGCAGTGAAACAACAAATTCCATTGGTGTTAGATCATCATTGTGCAGTACAATAGCCCATTTCTTTGGGACTTTGAGTTCAACCTTCTGTTCTTCAATAACGTCTGGGTTAGTTGACATATTTTACCTCATTGGTAGGGAGGTATTTACTACCTCCCTGTTAAAGTTATTTGCCGCTCGTTGTAATTTTGATTGAGCGTGGTTGCATAGTGTCTGGCAATGTAAGGCGTAATGCAATACGCATAATGCCATTTTCCACTGATGCAGATTCTACTGATACATATTCAGCAATAACAAATTCACGCTTAAATGCACGGGAAGATATACCACGATGCAGATATGTTACATCTGTAGCCTCTTCGGCCTTGTGGCCTGCTACGATTAACTTGCTGCGATCCTGTGTAATTTCTAAATTGTCAAGTGTGAATCCTGCAATCGCAAGTTCAACAACAAAGTTGTTGCTATCTACTTGAATTACGTTATATGGCGGATAGGTGTCATTGTTTGTATACGAAACTGTATCGATAAGGTCTAGCATGTGACCAAATCCAATGCCGCAATCGGCCAAAAATCCAGGTAGAGTTGTAGTGTTAATATTAATCTTGTTCATGTTTATCTCCTTTAATAAGCAAGATAGTATGGGTCCCTAATGGCAACCCCGCTGGTATTTATTACCAGTCTTGTCGTTTCTCAATGTCTTTTTGCAGCCGCTTTTTTGCCGCTGCTTTTGCTTTTTTACGCGTCATGCTTGGCTTTTCAAAAAAGCGGCGATCGCGCATTTCTTTAAAGACGCCTTCAGACTGAAGTATCTTTTTTAGGCGGCGCATAGCTTGGCCGACATTATTGTCACGTACCTCAACTTTTGTTCCGCGAGGCGCGGGATCACGTGGGGGTTTTCTGTTATTGTATTCTTTAGCTGCCATCATTTGTCCTTTTTAACATAGCTACGATTCGATTACCGGCAAATGAAGGTTTGCCGTCGTATTCAACACCTTCAACCGTTTTAATTATGCGATCAAGAACATCAAATCCAAGGTCAGAGTGTTGGCGCTCACGTCCACGGAACTGCACTATAATTTTTACCTTGTGTCCTTTTGCAATAAACTTATCTATATGAACACATTTGGTCTCAAAATCATGATGATCAATATTAGGCTTGAACTGCACTTCTTTAATATGAATTTGTGCCTCACGCTGCGATTTTGCGTATTCTTTTTCTTTACGTTTTAAATCGAATTGATACTTGCCCAGATCTAGGATCTTGCAAATTGGCGGATCACTCTGATCATTAATTAATACCAAGTCAAGGCCTTCGGCTTCTGCAAGAGAAATCGCCTTATAGGTTGATATAATATCACTACCTACATCAGTAACAAGTCGAATGTTACGATAAGTTATATCCTGATTAGCCAGAATTTGTGTTCTTAATTTTATGTTAATAGGGTCGCTCCTTTAATTATTCTGCTTATTGTACTGGTTTTATTGTGATAAGTCAAGCAATGCTACTGTATTCATTCAACAAAAACTGCTCAATTTCTTCAATATTAGAAAATATCCTGTATTGGTAGCTGTTGAGAAGGTTAACCATTACAGGATATGATGATTCAGTTGACAACCAAAACACGAATGCTTTCTTGTCGTTTTCTGCTTGCATTGCTAAAAATACTTCCTCAGCTGAAATATTATCCAAATTAACAATAATAGCTGATACCATGCCTGCTGCGGCTCGATACCATGCAGCATGATCTGAATTAAACGCTTTATCTCCAACAAAAAATGTAATTTCTACTTCTGGGAATAGCTTATCATAAATGTCGGCATATGGTTTGTAATCACTCAGCGTTGTTCCTAATAACAATATACTTGGACCTATAATATTTAGCTTTAGGTCAGGTGGTGTAACTGTGTACACCGAATTTTTACGTCTCATTTAGTATCCTGTTATGTGTGCCTTAGCGGCGATCTATCAATATACCACCTTGTGGTGCCGTGCGCGGCTGTATGCTAGGTGCATTGGCTGCTTGAACTTCTGGTTCAGTTACAACATCGTCAGGTGTGTCAGATGTTGAAATAGGCGGTATACTGTCATTATGATGTATTTCTGGATAATTGTCAATAGGTTGCCGATGTAATATGCTTAGGCCGGCAAGTACAAGAACGATAGCAAGCGGGTCAAATACTAACACGATAATAATAATCACCCATCGGACAGCTTCTTCCAATATTTGTGTATCAGTTTGTCCGTATATTAGTTCTGCAATATATTTGACAGGGCCTACTTCAACCTCTAACACTCGCAATTCTCCTTGTAGGCTAAACTGACGGGTTAGCAACTCACTAATTTGATTATTTGCAACATCAATAACCAATTCTTGTTGTGATATTTCAGCTGTATTATCTGCTGTAGTTACAGTTATTAACTGATTACGGAATGAATTAATGGCTTCCTGCGCTCTTGCAATCTCTGCATGTGCTGCGTTGTTTAATCTAGTAATCTCTGCACGGGCGGCTATAACTGTGGGATTATCTATTGTCTGAAGTCGCTCCAGACTGGTTATAATTTCAGCCTGTCTGGCAGCAAGTCTTGTTGATGCAATGTCTATTCTGTTACGAGTATCTGCCCCTAATACCCCATCAACCCTGGCGCCTACAATTGCCTGCAGCCGTTCCACGTCATTATTGCTCTGGGCGGTCGACAGCTCTTGTCGCTGCGATCTGATACGGTCTAGCTCTTCCTGTAGCGGTCCCTGTATAGTATTAGACTGCATAATTAACTGGTTTTGTGTAGCCAATGCACTTGCTTGCCGCAATGTAATATCAGCTATTAAGCGTTCCTGTGTTTCTATACGGGCCTGTATATCAATATCTGCAGAAACAACGCGTTGACCAAAACTATCAATTGCAACCGTGGCGCGTTCAATTGTTTGCTGCTCTCGAGATATTTCTTGCTCGACACGTTCAATTTGTGCAGCAATGCCGCCACTGTTGGCAGCTTGTTCAATATGTGCTTTACTTAAAAATCCAAAGATGCCCATGCTTGTAATAAACATGAGTATAACTACTGCGCTTGTTAAATACGTTTTGGTTAGAAGTGGGGCATCATCCCAGAAACTATGCAACCAGATTGCAGACGTAACTTTTGCGACTTCAAGTGTTACGCCCATAATAATAATAGGAATTACTGCCGCTGAGAAAATTGCAGTCAAACCAATAATACTATAATATGCTGCCACAGCGCTGACTGCCAGAGCAACTGCTACTGTCCAAATTCCAAATATAAACTTCATGTGTTAGTGCTTAACGCAAATCCTTGTTCTATTAACTGCTCGTTTATATTTATACGATTGTTGCAGTCATCAATTTTAAAGATTTGCCCTAAGCACCGCCCAACCTTGCCCCGTTTGTTATATGTTGTTTCACAAATAAAATCGGATGGTAATAGTCTAATTAAGGTATACATTGCCTCATTTGTATTGCCTACACCAAATAAACGAATATTTAGCCGCATTACTACGCCGAAGCTAAGATCAAAGTCTGCTTCTATTGTGTTACCATTAACAACACGAATCAAATGGCATGGAAATTCTCTCATTAATAGCCCCTTTAGTATATTTATGTACTATCTATACTAAAGGGTATTATATTCTATGAGTCATCAACGTAGAACAGATGATCTCCAATTGTGCTTTGGTAGTTTAGCCCGTCTGCCCATCCAGGTGTTACATAATTAGCATGATAATGATCTGCACCATCTGTCATGTCTGCAACTATACCATACATGATACGGTTAGCGGTAGCTGTTGCCATATCAGCAGCTTCAACTTCAGCAATGTTATTGCTAATAGGAAACACGTCGCTCTTTCCATCACAAAAGTATGAGAATTGGCAACGATGGCGGGTAATCGGGCCACCACCTCTGGGGCCTTGGTGCACAACTGCACACACTGTATCTGGAAAGCGTGTACTTTCCACTCGATTCATAATCACATGGCCGATTGCGGCCATTCCCATAACAGTCTGGTTGCCGCCCTCAAAGTAAATAGCTTGGGCCAAACAGTCTGTTTGCACACTATTGATACTGGGAAGGTTAATGTCTGCCAATCTTGGCGGGTGCACCCCATGTACTTCGGCGCGCGGGCTGATATCAATAAACGTTTGTTCTGCATTAGCAGAAATTGGAGATATCAGCAGCGCTGCAATTAAGACATTTCGCATATCTGTCCTCTTATATTGTTTGCTTACAATACAGATATAACAACACAGATTAATAGTGTCAAGCGTTATTTTCTTTAAATCGAAAATAACCATGCAGCGTACCCTCTATGTTTTCCTTGCCAATAGGATTTTGACTATGCACATAGAAGTCAAACCCGGCAGGCAGCTTAAACTGATCTTCGCCTGCAATGTCAAGTTCAACAATAAATTTAGCAATATCATGGCCAGTATGTTTAACGTCACCAAGGTCATGATCGAAGCTAATATATGCTGGCATTCCATGAATACGAAAACACATCATAACGTCTTCCCAGTCACGAGCTATGATCCAATTGCGGCCGTCATTGCGGGGCGGAAATCTTTCATCATCAATAAACAGGCTATAGCTACTCATCATCATCGTCCTTATCACTTTGGAAAACTGCGCATAATGCTGCAAATCTTACCTCGTCCCAGCCAATAAGTTGTCGAAAACTATCCAGGGCAACAGCACCATCTACGTTGCCTACAGTCACACCAGCGCCTGCCGCCCATATCAATCCAGGCATCAAGTCCAGGATGCAATCGGAAAAAGACTTTTCGGCGAGTACGTCGTTAGTTCCTTTAATGGCTACTTTGGCCATTAGTCAACCTCAGGGAAAAGCATTTTGACATGCGCCTGGGCCCGCTCAATTTGGCGGAATGTCCACAGTTGTTTTGCATAATTTGTAGCAATGTCTATATTGACGCCGCGCAAGCTCACGCTTTCCTTTGCGATTTGGAATAGTTGCCGTTTGTTGAGGTTTTGAAAGGTGTTCATTGCGTCTGTATCTGATACAAAGCAGGGATTGGCCAGTGCGAATGTGGTAATTTCGTTTACACCCATTGGCACAACTACTTTTGCCAAGATACGACGCTTGTCGTCTTCACAAATTTTAGATCGCATATTTTCATTCCTTGTTGAGGTACATATGTTATTATTGGAACATACAGCAATGTGCCTTACTTGTCAACAACAAAATGTTATGGTGATGAAATATAGTTAATGTTTACTGCCCAATTAACAGTGTGTCCGGCATCACCCTGCACTCTGACACGAAACTGGTTGGATACAATATCAAGCAATAAATCGTAGTTGCTGGTTGCCGCTGTACTATTGAAAGTAGTTTTGTTACCAGATGTTCCTACAATACTAACAGTTCCTGAGTTATTGTCAACCAGACCTTCAATTTTAATGGCTGTTGCATCATCTGCATCAGTACGATTGGCAACCGCAGTAATGGTAACAAACCAAAGTGAATTTGACGCAGGGGTCATGCGAGCGCCATCAAATAATACTTCTGTTGCACTTCCGTCATTAGTACTAACTGTGCCTGCCTCTCCTTGGCTGGCTGAAATCTCAATGTTATCCGTGTTTTCAACTATTACTATACCAGTTCCTGCTGATATGCTACGAAATTCCAAGTTATTAGCATTTCGTTGTTTGAATACATTGCTACCTGTACCTAGATTGCCAGCGGTAATCGCATCGCCAATTGTAAGAACATTGCCAGAAGATGTGATAGTAATAGCACCACTTACATTTATAGACTTAAACTCCAATGTACCAGCATTATTGCCATTAAAAATATCATAGCTGCCGCCCCCAACGTTTGAGGCCCCTGTTAGACCAGCAGCAAATTGTGTCCATGCTGCTCCCTTGTATCCTTCAAATGCATTTGTTGTGGTGTTGTATCGCATAGCACCAGGTGTAGCACTAACCCTATCCCCTGTTGGGCCGCTTGGCAATTTAATACTGTCTGTTCCTGGTAGTGTTAGATTGTCGGCAAGACTAATTATTGGATTTGCTGCAACTCCGTTGCCGTTTGTTACTGTAAGTTGTGATAACGTGCCAGTAATAGATCGGTAAACTGGGTTGTCTGATGCACGTACAAGAATGCCACTTGTGACATTTGCATTTACTTGTGTTAAAAATTCACCCAAACCAGTTGCGGTGCCACCGCTGCCAACAATCTCCCAGTCAGCCAATGTTCCAGTTACGCCGCCGTTGCTGAGATACGTGGTATTATTATCTGTTCTGTATACCATCTGCCCCTTGTCAACCACAAGAGCCAATAATTCTGCTTGACTACCAGCAAACACTGTTGCACCGTTTAGATTGTATGTGTTTGTAACTACAGTGGTGTTGGTGCCACCACCAGCAGCGGCATTAATTGTTCCAGCTTCAGTTACTGGGTTTGTGGGTAGCCCGCCTGCATCAAAACCTGGTTGGGAGATTGCAGTAGGGGTAGTCCCCACACTGGTCTCTGCTGCAGATTGTGTTGTTACGGTTGTATACCCAATAACTTCACCGCAATAATTAAACACCGGCTCTTGGTTGGAAATTTCTGGAGTTGGATTTGGTGTGCGGCGTAATACTCGTAATAAATCATCATCGCAAAATAATTCAAAGATGTTGTTATACACATTGCCGTCACTGTCAGTAACTTGGTAGCTACCCAACTGTTGATATGCTGCCCATAATCCTGCGCCATTTCGAGTTGCGCCCTGTATGCCTTCATCCTGTGAATTGAACAATACACCCATACCTGTATTGGTGGGGCGTGGGAACTCTGCCAAGTCACTACCACCTTGTGCATATACACCTGAAGTTGCATTTTCTTTTGCAATTATACTGTCAATCTGTTTTTTAATTGAATTTACATCAGCGATGATACTATCAATAAAGGCATCTGTTAGGTTGTTAGCAATTAAATCATCATAATTATTTGCAATCTTGGCCAAAACTCCGCCTGTAAATATCCCTGTATTAAAGCTTCCTGGTATCAAACATCCACCAATTTGATCAGGCAACATTGTACCAATTTGATCAATAATATCGCGGCCAGCGCCAAGGAAGCTATCCATTGCATTTTCAAGTACACTGGGAATTTGTATTGGATCAATTGGTGTTGAGCAAAAATTAATCATACTAGCAATCTGTGATACTTCTGCCAGTACATTGTTAATACGGGCCAGCACTTCATCAAATTTAAGATGATCTAAAAACGCGTCAACAGCCGTGTCTAATGCGGTTAATGCAGCCATTAATTCTTCAGATATAACACCAATAGTACTGCTCAAGAGCTCTTTAATATTTAGACTGATACAAATTTGAATATTTGGAAGTTTTAGACCGCGGCCAGCTAATAATGAACATATGATTTCTTTAAGGTTGACATCTAGCTCAGCACTAATAGTCAGGCGGCCGATATCAGCTACACTGCCGGATAATTGCGCGCTAACAGAATTAGTTGCACTTAGATAGTCGGTTGCGTTTTGCAACCCGTTTGGAAAGTCTGTAAATGGCATTAGTTGTTCCTAGTTAAGATCCACCACATGCAAACACATTTGGTGATGCGCCGACACTTTGGGGGTTGCAATGTGGTGGGCCAATAGGTACACACAATGAATCAGGGCTGGCAGAGCTACCTTTGAGCACTACCTTTTTATTATTGATGAATACTGTACCGTCGTTAACAGTGGCGCCCAAGGCGCCGCCGCCATGTGTATTAGCATCCCCTTGCACACTAGCCAGTAGACTGTTTACATACACATTGCTTTGACCAGATACGATTGTTGATGCGCCGCAATTACGGGCGTCTGTGTTACGATGTACTGCAATACTCATAATAACTCCTTACGAAGTATTTATGGAACAATCAATTTAGGTTTTCCGCTGGCAGCAAAATCAAGCCCACTTACTTGTTTTATGTAGGCATTTTTAAAATCGTTGCTAGTAAGGATAGTCGTAATAATTGCATTTTTAGTAAATGCCAATTCACCAATTGATTCATGTAGATAATTACTTGACATCAGGTATGGTGCCAGAGCCATACCACCCTCAGTTGGGACTGGCGCCATTGGCTTACGTAAAATGATAGCGTTTGCGTCATCTGATACGTAATATCCAATAATTTCTTCGCCTGAAAAAAGTTTTAGTGTAATTACATCGTTTTTTGTGTGTTTACTTTGTAGCATTTATACTCCTGGGTTTCCTGACCACATGTTGTGATCCTCATAATATCGTTGTAGCTGATCAAATCCGCCAACATATTCACCATGTAGGAAAATTTGCGGCACTGTTGTTGCATTTGGGACCACTTCTAATAATTGATCTTTGGTCCAGTTGTCACTTAGATTACGTTCTTCATATATGATACCAGAGCGTCCTAGCAACTCTTTCGCCATATCACAGTACGGGCAATTATTTTTACTCCATACAATTGTTTCTTTCATGTTTCTTCTCCTATAGTTCGTAAATGAAGACTTCATAGTCCTCTAATATTCCGTCAACTAGTATCATTACATCATCCCAGCGTAGCCCACCTAACCCACACCCAATTTTAGGCATGGCAATTGAGTGTAACTCGTGTTCTTGCATATAATAGTCAATTTCTACCAAACAATTGGCAATTGCATTTAGATCAGCATATTGCCTACCATCATACCCTTTGTCTTGTTGTGTATGTGCATTAACCCAAATTTGGCCTGCATAGTCAACAAATTGGCAAGTACCAAGAATATGCTCCTGTAAGCTAAGATATTGGTTGCGTACATATGGATGATCACGTTTGATCGCCCCTGCCACCCCGCTTCCAAAATGTCCTGTGCAGTTTACACCATGTGCAATAACTTGCTCTGTTGCTTTGGTTACATCACCTGTCTTGTAGTGTATCAATATAGTCTCCCCCAAAAGTCAGTTTGAACAAAGTTGCGTCTTCTATGCTAGCAAATCTATATGCAGTAAAATTACGAATATTGATATCCTCGTCTATATCACTATCATGTATTATGTTAATGTTGTACTCTGCGCCCCATGTGTTAATATCAGCCACCAACTGTGAATTGGCTGCGGCGTCTTTGTTGGGGTACCACGGCGGCGGTTGCAATATAGGACGCATTTCTATTTTGACTACGTAACGCGTTGAGTTTCTGTTATGCTCAACTGTTGCTGCTAACATATCGCGTAGTGTGGCAATTGCTGCCGTATCTTCTTTTGTAATCACTTATCAAATTCCTTGAATTGGTAATCTCCGCCAATACCCATTTTTGCAAATGTAGCATCTTCTTCTGATTCAAAAAAGACAACATGAGTATTAGCGAATGGATGTGCTACCAAGTGGCAGTAATTAAACTGTGTCTCACAAGTCTGCCTTATATTATCCAGGTCAGATTTTGATAACTTGCCCAAAAGTACAAGCCGATCAGGATATGTTGTTGAGTGTGCAGCATAAATTTCCAACGCACCCGGTTCATAATTGGATTTAAACATTATATCTTTCATAATTGGTGGTGGGCCCAAAAGCTGTGATGCTAGATGGACCCACAAATATAGTTAGATCTCGCAGGCACCGCCTGCGCAGGCAATTGCACCCATGGTATCTATATCAGTGAACTTCTTCTTTGACAATCCAGTTGTGAAGTCAATTGGTTTCATATTCTGTTGAATCTTGGCCCACTTGTGAAGTAGATACACATCTTTCAGACAATATTCTGCCATCTTTTCGTCGCCATCAAAATAGTTTTCAGCAAAGTTCTTGAATCGACGTATCCATTCTGCGCCCAGGTCCTTCTGCTCACCAGGGCGTTGACTATCACCACTCTGTGCCATATAGGTTGCTACCCATAGATCACCAAAGCCTTTGAAGCTTTCAACAATTAATCCACTGGCAAACATTGATGCGCGGCCATATTTTTCAACAAGCTGTACTTCTGTAAGTACTTCTGTAAATGGTGCTTGATTAAAATCTTTATCGCCTGTTGCTGCCAAGAAACTGATACCTGCAAAGCTGTCACGGTTATTGAACAGATATTCTTCAATATCATCCCATTGATCTGCTGCGACCTGTACTGTGTTGGACACATTATGTCGTACCGTTGGGTCAACACATAGTGATTCATCAGTGCCATACTCGACCCAACTTTGCTGCACAAGACGTACTTTTTCCAGAAGCTTGATACCGTACAGATCGCGTTTAAAGAGTGATTCACGAGGAGCGATAACAGGAAAACTAATTTGGTAGTCAGTGCCATTAGTTGACCATACACTTTCTTCTACCATATAAGGATTAGTAGCTGCAAACATTTGTGCAACTTCTGTTTCTTTATTCATCTGAACATGACGGATATAACGTGGGCTATGGTCGCCATGGATACCTGAACTTGTGCCTAATAGAACGCTTGCGTTGCCACTTGGCTTTACACATGTGGTGCGGGCTGCTGGGTTAATGCCCAGCAAAGCGGCCATTTGGCGGTTAACTTTTTTAACAAGCTCAGCACCTTCTTTTAGTATTTCTTCGTCAAATAGTACATCAGGCGCGTTCATCCAACCAGTAACAGACACACCAATCAATGCTTCACGAGCAAAAATCTTCTTGCTTGTTTCATTTAGGAATTTGAAGTCTGTATAACCAGCCTGCAATGTTCCTAGAATAGCGCCAACGCGACATGCCTTGAGGAATTCTTCTTTGGTAGTACACTTGCTGCCGTTTATTTCAGATAGGTTGCATCCCTGCCATCCGCTAGTCTTTTTATCGCCTTCTATGAGCACAGGATATTTACCAATTTCAACACATGGGTTGTATGTGTGTTCTGTCGATTCTGTAAACACAAATCCAGGCTCACCAAATTCCTGAATTGACTTCATAATTTCTGCAAACTGCTCACGGCTGGCTTCTTTGCGCACAATTACTGCACTATTATTTGAGCGGCCGCGCTGTGGATTATCCACATACCAGCTGCCTGTTTTTGCTTTAATCATTTCATCATCTGTTGGTGTAAACAGACAAATAGTGGCTGAGCGTCTGACACCACCAGCTAATACAGCATCAGCGGCATGCATACAAATATCATATACCTCGATTGGCTTCAAAGCGTTTCGACCTGCTAGTACTGCGCCTTGCACCAGGTGTTCAATCTTATCAAGTGACTTGCGTAGTGGTTCTGGTCCTGGTGCTTTAAATCCGCCTGAGATCATTGCTCCCTTTGGGCGTACTTTGTTGAGGTCAAAATAGACACGCCGTCCCTCATACTCTGGATATCTGCCGCCTACAAAGAAACTAGACATAAGAACGTCTAGTGCAGTGGCCCAGCCCTCAATACTATCGTCGACTTCATGGATTTTAGCCTGACCTTTACGTTGTGCAATTAAAGGAAGCTTTGCGACATGGTGTGTTTGTACTGAGAACCCTGCGCCGGCTCCACATAATAACACGTAAAATAGTTCTCCAAAGAAGGCAGGTCTATCTGCATATGACGACGTACAATTGTACATGCGCATTTGGTGTTTAAGAATTTGGTCACCACCAAATTGCAATGCGCGCTGCGCACCAAGAACATATTTGAGTTTATATAATGCTTCTGCTTCATCAATAAGGATAGACAATTCGTCTGTCATCTTATCAGTGTAGAATCCTCTGTGCATGTTCATTACACGGGCAACGCTTTCTTCCCATGTTTCATATCTGTCGTTCTCCTCGCTCCAACGACTGTATCCTTCGTAAAATTTTGCTTCCCCCATGAGGGCGCGGGTATCGATATCTTTCATTTTTCTCTCCGGTTAATGATGTCTGTGTCGTAGATACGATCGTATATCAAACGATTCACGTATCTCTAAGTATGCAACACTTCGGAGGGGTGTAACTTGGTTATAAAGAATATTCATAGCGTACTTGCTATCGAAAACAGCAATCATATATTCATCATTATTCTTATGATCATAAACTCGATCTAAAGTGACTGTTTTATTGCAGTCCATGTAATGCATGTTATACGCCATCGCGAGACCTCTACTGTATTTACAGCATTCACCTTCATAAATGATCTCCCATATAGTTGGCCATGATTTAGGACAATATGGATCTATTGCCACGCTTACATTAGGAACTTGCTCCCACCATTTGCGTATAGATTCCAAAGATGATAACATAATACTATCATCAACATCATTACCATTTACCACAAGGGCATAATGGGACTGAAGCTCAATCCTAAATTCTCTCCAACTTGCTAGACGTTCATCGGGTGAACGCAACCACAAATTCTGTAACTGATTTATATTCAGCTGTTCCAAAGTGTTAACTATTGTTGCTTTTTACACAACGTATAGTTCGCGTATATGCATAATGCATACATGTTGCGTCTATCCCGCCGTTGTTTATTTATTAAGTTCGTAATAATCACCCACACGATGGGCCCATTTATTACTGTACTCAGCGAACTCATCTATGCTGAGTTCGAATAGTTGAAACTCACACTCCCTGCTACACATAAAAATGGCAACAGTTTGGATGTCAGTATCAAATAATACGTTATGGGCATTACCATATGCCGCGCCCTGCATGAAATAGTCGTCGATCCATTCACGCTTCTTTGGCTTATTGGTTTGCTTAAAGTCCATAATTGCTTGCTGGCCCTTCCAGATGCCGACAACGTCTGTGGTGCCTGCATAGAGCCCTGGATAATATAATCCAATTTCAGTGCCCCAAACTTCGTCTATGTCTGGGCCAATGTTTTTAATTACTGTATCAGCCATGTTAGCAGCTATACGGTGTACAAGATTGTCTTTGCGTTCATATTTGTCATGTATAAGCCACTGCTCAAGATAGTTGTGCATAAGTGTGCCCACACCAGCAGCTTCAGTTGTAATCTTTTGTGCTTCTGTATGTCCTACACGGTTGCGCCAATCCTGCAGAGCTTTCTTATCTGCTGCTGGTTTGGTGTCTGCCAAAATAGTTGTTACACTTGGAAGAAACCCACTTACAGTGTCGTATAATCGCTTGCCTTCAAGTCTTGTTCGTTTAATCTCTTGGTAAGGGAATTTTTCAGTTATCATATTACCATATTACACTGAAGTCATTGAAAAGTCTACTAAATTATGGTAATCTAGTAGACTTTTAATAGTGCAATATTGGTTACTCGCCTGTTTCTAAAAACGACACAAATTCCTGTGTAGAAATAGCACCAAAGTCTTTATTATTGTGAACACTATGGACTGTATCTTCTTGTGGATTAAACGTAAGAATATCTGTATCAGTGTATGGTCCAACACGATAGGAGAACTTCATTTTATTACCTTGGATTTTAACTGTTTCTGGCATAATATTATATACAACTTGACTGCCGCCCATTATAAAATCATGCAAGTCTTGGATTGAATTAATTGTGTTGTCACTAGCCTGCCCATCCATCGTGTTCTCGTCAAGATTGTCATATGCACCAGCTTCAACATCAGCTTGCATCTCCTGTGTAATTCCCACAAGTGCTGCAATTATGTCAGTTACTGAATCACCGTCTTCGAGACATGCGCCAACCAATTGTTCTAGTTTAAACGACACATCGTTGGTATCTTCGTTTACTACTTGACTGTACGATTCGTTTAAACCTGACAGTGTTTTTAATCTTTTAATATCCATTACCAATATATTTCCCATTTAAATGTTACTTGTGCTGAATCAGTATTCTGCTTGGTTATTATGCTGTAGCCCAGGCCTTGAAAATGATGAATTACTTGTGTATATTCATATAATTTCTTGCGGTCAGCAGTTAGTCCAGACCACATGCTGTAGTAATCAACACTTGTGGGAGTTGTAGCGGCTGTTGTGCCTGCTGTAAAGCCTAAATTTGCCAAGGCAGTACCACTGCCTTCAACTAATACAAGGTTCCATGCTGACAGTGGTGCAATGTAAGTTAGCACAATTTCATTACCAAGTCTGGATGCTACTAATCCAGTAATTGCTGTATTATTAATATCTGCAATTGCCTGGTCAATACCAGTACCATCAGTTGCACCGTCGCCCAATGTGATAGTTTCGCCTGCGATAATAATAGTTTCAGTTGCAATAAACGCGCCTGCGCCCACACTTGTAACTGTAATTATTGGCGTGCATTCCGTCATTGTGGTGCCGTCTGCAACTTCTGTCGTAAGCTCGCCAGCCAGGGCGGCGACTATTACTGCCCTGGTTATAGTATCAATTTCATTGTATATAACTTGGTCAGTTGTTGATGCTGTACGAGCCTGTGTTGATGTTAAATCATGTGCCATGCGTTATTCCTTTTTGCCGATTCCTGCTAGGCTGCGTATACGCTGGATACTTTCATTGTATTCATTATAATCAAACTCTGGATCGCCCATAGCTCTACGCATATCTTTTTCTTCTTCACCAAGGCCCTTAGTTGCTTGGTCAGTTGCCATATTGTCAACTCTATCGGCTTCAATGTCACCAGCTTCTGCTCCTGTCATTGCATCAGCGTCTGAGGTAGCAATGGTTATCATATCACGTGTGGCAACCGATACAATGCCGATGTCACCTAAAATGGACATCAACACATCAGCATCAACTGCAAAGCCTTGTTGTTCAAGATCATTGAGCAGATTTTGGGTGCTGACCTCGTCAATACCCTCTGCGCTCACGGCTGTAAGCAGAGTGATTACCTCTGAACGGAGATCATCATTGTAATCACTTTCATATAGATCATGAAGTCGCATTACATTTCTGCTTTCATCTCGCGGCCTGTTGGATCTGCTCCGCCAACTGTGGCGGCGGCACCAGAAAACTCATCGTCCATATCCATATCGTCCATATCCATGTCATCGTCCATATCACCGCCCATGTCCATGTCCATGTCCATATCCATATCATTTGCTGGGGCAAGTCCTTGTGCAGATTGGATTGCACTATCATATTCAGTTTTTGCGCCCTTTAATGATTCAACTAATCCAGCAAGTGCCGCATCTGCTTGCGTAGCAAATGCATCTGCTTCACTCTGCCCAACTTCACTTCTCATTGCATCAACAATTGGCAACAAGTCTTGCACTTGCATTTTTGCTGCGTCTTCAATCATACCCTGAATTTTGTCTGAAAGCTCTTTGGCAGCAAGAATAACTTTGGCTTCTTCCATGCTATCCTCGTCAAGCCCTTCAGCAAGATTAAAAGCAGTAAGTTCAGATTGAATATTTGCTTGCATCCAAAGTTCCAAACTTTCTGCAATCATTCCGAATTTAATGCGTTTGTTGCTGTCTTTATTTTCTGCAACGTTCTTGCGAGCAGCGTATGCCCATCTGGCGGCACGTTTTTGTGTCATACCGTCAAAATTAATGGTATGATCGTAATTTTCTGATAGGGCGCGGGATAGCTTAGTTAGCTTACTGCGCGAATTGGTTGATGTAAATTCTTTAAGAATCATGTCATATCTCCGTATATGTGTATATTTATGTAAAACTTAACTTCACAGCGCCTTCAGAAGTTTAATCTTGACCGCCTGCAATTTGGTTCTGCTGTTTGAGTATTTTGCTGTAGTAACATCAAATTGTGTTGAGTTTTCATTTAACCGTTTAAGCCTACTCTTGTGGCTGTATGTTTCCATTACTGCACCAATATATTCTTGATCCAGTTCCAATAATCGATTTACTTTTCGATTATCACCAGTATAGAGCATATGCTTTACAATACCCATTGCTGTTTCAAACAATCCCAGACTGTCATGCATAATATCACCAGTTTTGGTGTCAGTGATCATATAGAATGTTTTGGACAATCCCTCTTGCACTATTTTCTTTTGGGTGCTAATCTTATATTGTGATACACTTACACCAGAATCTGTACGGGTGGCATTAACTGCTACAGCCAAATTAGGATTACGTTGTGTTTCAGTTACAATATCCTGCGCAGCCACTCCTGTTGCTGCCTGCAATTTATGCAGAATAGCAGCCATTGCAGCGGTATCGCCAATTGTTGAGGTTGCAGACGGTTTGTGGGTACCGTTTGATACGTCATTCAGTTTACTGAGAATGTTGGCCATTGCGTCAGTTTGATTTTGCTCTGTCATTTATCTGTTCCTATTGGTAATAAATTTAGTTAACTGTAGTGTATTAATTCAAACCTTCATTTGTATTTGGTGTGTAATAGATGCCTTTGTCGGCATCCATAAAACGTTGTAGTACGCCACGACTGGTTAACATTCTAGCTACTTCAGCCTGTCGTTCGTTAAACTGGGTTTTATATGCTATTTTGCCAATGCTTTCCAAAAATTCATATTCTGAATTGGAAATGAATGTTGGTATACCACCTTTAACAATAAATGATCGCATTATGCAATTCCTGCTCTGCGTTTAAGCCATGCCGTCATTTCAACAATGTTCGCTTTTGGCGTCGCTGATTCTTTCCAGCATTGACGGGCAGATTTATTAACATTATATCGCTCGCCACTATCACTGTCATATACACTGATTGTTAAATTATTACCATTAATTTGCGTCAACCGTCCAGATTGCTCATAACCATCTTTAAAGCCTACGGCGTCGCCAACTGCAAACTCATCACCATCCATTGATGTAGCTTCTTCAATTGATTTTTCATTTACCATTGCATCTACAATGCCTGCTGCAGATAGTGCGTACTCAACGTCATCTTTGCGCACATCACGAAGTTGTGGCTCATTTAACATGTGCATAATATCTGCAACAGTAACTGATTCTGGATAGGATTGATAAACGCGATTGGCTAAATGCTCTAATGATTCAAGCTCGTCAGCATCTGCCGATGCTAACAATGCTCTAATTACCTCATCTGAATTGTATGGAATGAGATTGTCGGGCGTATCAGTTTCTTCAATCGAGGAAGTTTTGTTGGTAAGGTAGTTAATGATCGGCAACCATTCTGGGTCTCTACCGACGTCTGCCATGTATGATGCATGGTCCAATGCAGCCATGTGGTCACCGTCAAATTCTGTAGTAACCCAATTTTCCATCCACTCTGGCGTGGATGTGTCTACTTTTTTCTTTCTGTCTTCTTTAACTGCACGACGCTTCATATAGTCTGTTTTTGCTGTTGGTTTTTTAGCAGGCTTCGGCTTTTTCTTACCACTAATTTGATCTTCATGGTCTTTACGGCGCTTGGAGTAGTCAGATTCTTCAATTGGCTCTTCCTCAACGTCAGGGTCAGGCTGTGGTTGGTTGCTGGCAGTTGTGTTTCTTCCGCCACCTGAATAGCTGCTGGTCGACTGTGTTGCAGTGGTTTGTTTCTTGGCTACTGGTGCTGCGGCTGTTCTAGCTGCTGGTCGGCTACTTGCTGCTGACGTGCTGGCACCGCCACCCATACTATATTCCATAGTTGGCAATGGGCCCAGGATATCTTGCACCTGTTCTATATTACCTGAAGAATATGCATCGTCCAGCGCAAGTAGGTCACTTAGCCCAAGCTTTTTTACAATCTCTGTAATGTCATCATCATCCAGCTCTACTTCAAACATTGTGTTGATCATATTTTGAATCACATCGTTAATAGTGCCGCCCATTTCTTCCATATCTTCAAATAATTTCATGTTATATACCTTCTTATGTTATTTATTTATTGAGCGCGCGAATCATTTTACTTGCTGGGTTCGTGCGCTTGGTGCGCTGCGCCTTACGCGTCATACGGCTACCTTTTTGTGCTTTGGTGCGCTTCAGGGCAAAGCGCTTTTTAATATCCACAGGCTTACTGCATTGGCCTGGATCACTTACAACTCTACCCTTGCGTTTTCCAAATGTACAACGATATTTACGCGCAATCTTTTTACCTTTTTTGGCCCAAACCATCTTAGTTTCAACTAATGTATCTGGCTGGGATTCAGATATAATTTCATGCATTTTCATTGTGCACATTCCTTTATGATATTTACATAAATGCGATCATCAGCACAACAATAGTGCTCAACAGTCCACCTATGATAGTCGCCGCCGCCCCAACAAACAATCTATTTGTCCCTTGTGCATTATTGGCGTTTTCTTCACGAATTTTTGTCATGCTTTCGGCATGTTCCTTGCGGAATTCAGCTAAATCAATAATTAGTATATCCATTCGCTCGTCTACAGTTTCAACTTTTTCTGCTAGGATAGCATAACGCTGGCGCGCCATGTCAACGTGCACTTCAAGATTGGTTTTTTCTAATTCACTATTAAACATATTAGTTATCCTTTACCACATTGTCTTACATTCATATTTATGGTTATGGCTATAAAAAATATGCTGCCAGTTAACTCAGCATAAAATAGGTATTGATGTTGTCCAAAGTATCAAAAATGTTTACTGGAAATTCCACAGTGTTGTCAAGATCGCTTGTGATTGCAACACCATGTACATCCTGGTTCAAAAATGCTAATTGATCTTCACCGTCAGACCAGACCATGTTCTGCTCAACTTGGAAATTGAGCTGCCACACTATGGCATGGCCTGCGCCAAAGAAACTACTAAATTGGACTGGGATAGCATCATAATAATTTATCATAACATGAGGATCAAATAACTGGGTGCGTAACCCAATAGTCTGCAAGAGAACATTTAAATTTTGTTGTTGGTGGTATTCTTTTGTATTACTATCGCTCACGCGTTGCATACGTGTATTAGTTATATCAACCAAAGTAAGTGCGCTGATTACCTGCGTCATACCAAGCCTTTGCCTAACTGATATCCACCTGCAAAACCTGCGGCTGCGGCTGCACCTGCTGCGGCGGCAGTTTTAAGTGCACTGGTCTCTGGGTTGTTGGCATTGGGGTCAACAAGGTTGTTGCTCTTGGCTAGCTCCTTGAGTACACCATACATTTCACTGCGGCGGGCATTCATTTGGTAGAAAAATAACATGCGTGTGATTACTGTGCGTTTTTGCCCAGTTTGCAAAGTTGGCCAGCTTTGTGCTAATCTGCGGACTGAACGATAATTGCTGTTGCTGATATGTAGCGACTGCTCCAGACGTTGTAGTGTTTGGCGTACAATTCCAGGATTTATACTATTCCTGCTGACACTACGCAGATAGCGTACAATGGCAGGGACGTCAAGCTGTATACGATCAAACAATTGTGCATCTGCGCTGCTACCAACCAAGTCTGTTCTTTTTTCAGATATTACATGCAGGTTAAGATACAGGTCTGTCCCCATTTGACGATATTGGCTAAATCGATTAAACGTAACTGTTTTGTTAGCATAATTACTAGCAATTGGTGCAAACTCAAATTCATTAAAAAGTATCCAAATTGCAATCATATCCATGAATGCATGGTCACATACTGTGCGGGCGGTGGATTGGTTGAATGCACTTTTGCTGCGGTATTGTGAGCTCTCATTCAGCTCTGTAATCAATTTAAGATCCATGTTGTTATCCTATTGTCCATTTGTGGCGCGGCACTAATTTTACTTTATCGCGCGCCGCCACGTAGCCTTCGCCGCCACGCTCATTACCTATATGTGATGTTATGTCCATTTCTGCATCATCAAATTGGTTTATTACTTGATTTTTTAGTGATTGTATTTTAAGAACAATATCAAATAGTATAGTGTACTGTTCAAATTCTGGTGAGTTTAAAATCTTTTCCTGTTTGTTTTTGCTTACTTTGCTGGTTGTCAACCAATTTGAGAACTCTGACTTTAGTTTGTCCCATTGCTTTGTGCGGCTTATCTGGTTTACATAGGTGTAGATAATATTGCGGATATCGCTAAGTCCTTGTTGTGGTTCCACTAATTTGTCAATTAGTTGCGCATTTTGTTGTACTTGTGTGCGCAATTCCCCAATACCTTTGATATCTGTCTGCGGCGTTTGCTGCACTGTTATTGGTGGCATTACAAACAAGTTGCCTTCTTGCAGCATATCTGATGAAGCTCGTGTTGTATTACCGTCAGAGGATGTAAATGTATGTATTACCACACCAGCTAAACTCTGGGCGATACGCTTACCAATTACACTCTGTTGTTTGACTGCATAGGTCACTTTGTTGGGAGTGAAAATATAATGGCCAGATTTAAGTGCAGGTGTGTCCTTATACAATAAGTCACCATGAATAAATCCACGCATGGTCGCAGGGGTAGCCTGTTCAAATGATGGCCAAATCTTTGCCATACCTGCTGCAAATTTGCGGCGGTTGGCGTCTGCATCTTTACCACGATTAAGCAACATGGATTCCAGATCCTGTGCACTCTTGACCTTACCATCATAACCCTTGGCACTGAATCCTGCTATGTCAGTTAAAATAAAATCGCCTGCATCATCACGTCCAAAAATTACGGCTGGTGTGCCATCCCATTTAATACTTACATCGCTTACATCAGATCCAAAGCGGGCAAGTACATCAAGCGCTCGTAGAGCACCAGCGCTGCCATCTACAAATACTAAATCTTCTAAATGTTGCAGATTGCGGCCTACAGGCGCCTCAGTAAGTAGCTGTGAGTATCTCATGCACTCTGTTCTTTCCATTGTGGTTCTTTACGCAGATTATCAAGTAATTGAGCACCAGCCTGGTCGCCCAGTAATGCCATAATTGATTCCATGCTACCTAAATCCTTACTTGATGCAGATTTGCCCAATAGCATACGTGCAATCTCATTTATATCATCGGTTACAAGGTTCTCCTTTTTACCTGATTCATCACGAGAAAACAACCCCTGATAGGGCGACCAAAGCATATTTTTTTGTTTAGCAAGTGCTGCCATCGCGATATGTTTGTTGACGCCTTTGAACTTGCTGCCTTGTGGAATTTCATGTGTATGGAATGTTGCAGCAATTTTAGCTTTTGGTACTACCATAATATCTACTTGATGAGCAACACCTGCAATTTTAACACGAACATGTACGCTTACGCCACTTTGCCCAGTTTGAAATCCTGCCTGATCATACATTGCCCGCAATGCCTTTTTAATAGCTGCGGGCTGTTCTTGATTGGTGGACTTGGCAAGTTGATCTTGGTCAACAATTATATCAAGATCACCACTTATTTTGCCTGGAGTTGGAGATGCGCTACTCCCAATAGGAATCGCTTTGGTGCCGGCTTTGCTCAGTACACCATTAATAGCTTGCATAATTGCTGGAATTTTATCATGCGCGAAAGGGGTAACATCGCCAAATATTTTACCCCCTTCATCAAGTATAGTTGCCTTGATTGGTGATGTTAGGGAAACTCCCTTAGCTCTATTTCCGCGCAGGTTCCGCATGATGCGTCGCTTACTCCCCCCGCTTAGGATATCCTCTATTCTCATTTACTTTTCTTATTCCTCGTTCAAACTTTTTAGGATCTTGTGTCTTAATTGCATTTAACAGTCGCTTTGTCAAGTCATTTGCAGTTTCTTCATCGTAAGTTTCGCTTATTAGATTCAGAAGATTCTCAGTTCCAGCAATGATATTTATTGCCTTGCTTTCAATAAAATGCGCCTTATCAGTGTGGCGTTCAATACGACTAATTTCTTCAAGAATACTACGGGTACGCTTTGTTGCCATTTATAGATCCTTTTCCAATGTTATTTATGTGTTATTCACTTCGCCGCAGTATCGATTTAAGTTTGTCAGCGTTGTTGATGGCTTTTTCAGTATTTGGAATTGAGTCGCTTGGCGACTTTTTACTGAGTTTATCATATAAGCCGTTGCTTGTATGTGTTTCTGCGTCATTCTCATCCTCTTCAAGATCACGTATCCGTAAACTATCATTGTCAAACCCAAGATCAACCTTTGTACCAACACCACTGCTTGAACGGGTCTTCATAAACTGAACCTGTATTCTACCACGCTCTTTCATTGCACGACTGCTAAAGATACCAATTACATTATCTGCTGTTTGGATTTTTGTTAGTCCGCCAGCAATGTGACTATGATCAAATTCAACTTCATCAACAGCATTACGGTTCAACTGTGATGCAGTTGCAAAAAGATAGTTGCCTTCCATTGCAAAGTTGCGCAATTCTTCTGATACATGCTTGTCTTTTTGTGAGATGTTGTCACTTGAGATCTTAACTTTGGCAGGATTCATCAAGTCCAAATAGTCCAGCAATACACAATCAACTTTTAAATTGTTTTGGATTTGATATTCTTTAATATATGCTTTTAGGTCATTTATGTTTATACCATTTGGTAATTGCACAAGTTGCAATCCACCACTCTTTTTCCCCTTCATTACAATCTTTAGAGCTACGTCTTCCAGATTACTGAATAGTTGTTTTGTATTATAACCAGTAAGCATACTGTCCAAGCGCATGCCACAAAGATCTTCCGAAAGTTCAAGTGACACATACAGTACATTAAATCCTTTTTCAACCCAGTTTAGTGCCAGGTTCTGTAGAAATAGTGATTTGCCTGCGCCGGAACCACCCGCAAAGATATTAAGCTCGCCACGGTTAAATCCACCATACAACGGATAGTCCATTGTTGCCCAGCCGGTGCTTGTGCCGCCCTTGTCTGCCATGATGCGCTGCAAACGCTCAGCTGGATTTTGCCAGTAGTTTGTGCCTAATTCTTTAGCAAGGCCGATTTGGACTGCATTTTTAATTAGTTCTTCAACTGCTCCATACTCTTTCTTTTCCAGTTTATCTGCTGACGCTAGGATTGCTAGCTCAAGTGCTTTGTGCCTGCAAAACCTTTCAAAATCATCCAAGAACCATTTCCGATGATCACTACCAGCAGTTCCAATGTCTTGCAAATCAAGACCAGTCTTTGCCTTAATTTGCTTGCGTTCTGGTACACTGCCATAGTCGGCCACATAGTCACGTAAAAATTTTACAGAGTCGCGCATGGCACGATCGAAATATTTTTCATCCAAAATGCTGTTGCATCTCACAAACAAATCATGGTCGCTTACTAAAAACTCCACGTATAATTTTTGTAGTTCTGTATTGTATTCTTCTGCCATTAACTATATATTATTCCCTGTCGCAATTGGTGCAATTCATATTCACCGTCTATTGTAAAATCACTAAGCTTCCATATAATGTATTCTTCATCTGTAAGATATATGAAATACTGTGATTTATGATTTGTATAATTTCTTGTATCATTAAAAGTAAAATTAAGTTGTACCGCTGACGTTCGCCATATTGCTGACCCATACCAAGACCATCTGGGTTCATTGACTACTTTTATAATGTGTGTTGTCACTTCTTGACTATAACGCAACTCATTTCCTAAGGTATTTCTTTGCTAGTACTTTAATCTTAGTGGGATTGTCAGTAGCAGCTTGTATTACGGATTGTAAAACAAATGCACGACCATATTCATTCGCTGCACTATTGGCATCTTTATGTTGCTCCATCCATTCTGGAAAAGAAACAGACCAACCTTCTTTTATAGCTGGCTCTATTAATTCATTACCAGCATGGTCAGCATCTGGCAATAATACAATACGCTTGCGTGTCTGTTTAATCAAACTTGCTTGCTCTTCGCTCAGGCTATTACTCCCTAATGCTACTCCGTCTATACTTATAGCGTCAAAATCGCCTTCCACTACAATTATTATATTTCTGTCAGGTTTTTGCCTATCAAGATTGAATACATAGTGTGGTGGCTTTGACAACAGATATTTGGGTGTTTTGCTA